TGACGTCGACGAGTTCGGCCGTAACCGTCTCGGCGACGCCACCCTTCGGCTTGATCTTGAACTGAACTTCCATCTCTCATTCCCTCCAACTAGCACCCTACTGGGTGCGATGAGTTATGCAACAGCCTTCGTTACCGTGCCGGAAATTGGCCACGTTAGATCGAGAACCGCCAATTCTCCGACGGCCCCATTTACAGGGGTGTGTTCGACAATCAACGGAGTGCAGGTATACGAGGGATTCGCGGTTCCTACGGCGGTGCCGTTCGGCTTGATGACGAGCGAAGTCGTCGACCCGATCAGAGGATAAATCAGACCCTCGATTGCGCTAAAATCCTGATGAATTGAGAGCGTCACCGAGTTGTCCTGCAGGCCGCCAACGCGAGTAACCGCGCCAGTGCCGAACGAAGTGGTCTCGACCTCGTTGACCGAAATGCTGAGCGTCACCGAAGCAACGTACGCACTGATATCGGTACCCCCGAGGGTAATATTACTGTTTGTCATTACGAGCTTAGCCACGTTATCTATACCCCCTTCGAGGTGTCGTCTGGTTCCTGTTTCATTCTAGCCGACGAATCGGGCACTACTGCGAGAATCAACCGACCCGACCCGACGAGACTCGCCAGCGCCGCCGGCGATCCAACCTCCGCCCCGTCAACGATCTCGCCGCCAACCTTGCCGTACACGATGAATCCGTCAGCGACTCGATACTTCTTAGCCATCCTAATCTCCTTTAGGCGTAAACGATTACGCGGAACTCGACCATAAGGTACGTCGTGTCATTGCCGTCCATCGTCTGAATGCTAGACGCCGACTCGACGATACTCGTACGCGCATACCCGCCGAGGCTAGGGTCCGCTTCAATCGCGTACCGAATACCACCCTCGTCATACGACAAATACGTGTCGAGGCGATCCTCAGCACTACGCTCCGCAGCCCTGCCAACGATGACGGTAATGCGGTACGTGTGCGTCACGAGGCCACTACTCATCGCTCCGTGATACTCGATCGACTCGAGCGACGGGAACGCGAACGGCGCGTTCAGATTGTCGGGCTGGCGATCATACGCGCGGAGGCCCGTGATCGTCGCGAGACGAACGGCTAGCTGCGTTTTGATCTCGCCAACGGTCGCACTCACCGAATGTTCCGCATCTTCCTGTAAGGCATCACGAGCTGCTCAACGTCAGGGTCTAGGAAGCGTGAGACGCGGACGGCGCCGAAGTCTCCAAACCCGGCGACGCCGAGCGGCGAATCGAATCGCTTGAAGATACGCGAAGCCTGAATCATCGTCGCCGTCTCAATAGCCTTCGGCACGGCGGGCCAACCCCACACCCCAGTGACGCGGACGAGTGCCTGCTGATCGTTTAGGAGCGGCGTCAGATTCGGGAACGTGTAATCTCCGACGGCGCGGATACGATCATACGCCCAGCCGATCCCGTCGAGCGTGCCATTCAACGGCTCGAGCTGGTAATCGGTGGGGGCGAACGTGATGTCGAATACGCCATCGGCGAGGCTGCTCGTTTCGATTGTCACGGCCGTGCCGGCGAGATCGTCGATCTGAACGTAGAGGGAGTCCGTTGCGGCGAAGAGGCGCGTGGCCGTGCCGACGGAGTAGAAGTTCCGCATGGCGTGACCATCGATCAGCCTGGACGCGGCCTCGACCGAGTTCTCGATGAGCGTGTCATCAGTGCTGTCGGTGATGCGTAGCGCAGCCTTGACCTGAGCGAGCGTGCAGTATCCGTTGACGATTGCCATAGTTAGATCTTACCGCCTCCGGTAGATAGATTGGCACCGTGGAACCGGTACGTCCACGACACCTCGGGAACGCACACGAATCGAGCGCCAGCGTCTAACGCGCGAAGCCAAAAATCGTAGTCCTCGAAGCCGTGCGTGGAGTCGCTTCGCCAGCCGAGCTGCGTGCACAAGCTCGTGCGAATCATCGTCGTCGCCGGGATAAAGTTAGATGCGCGCAGCGCGGCCTCGTCGAACTCGCGATTCGGATTGAACGATCTGCCCTCGACGCGACACCACGAATACACGATGTCCGCATCGGCGCAGTGCGCTGCGAGGAGTTCGAGATGATGAGGATCAGCCAGGTCATCATCGGCGAGTTGGGCAACCCAATCCGCATCCGAAGCGATGCACGCCGGCAGCATCCTATTCAGCATCGCTGCGGGACCCGCCCGCTCATAATCAACCATCACGACATGCGCGACAGGTTGGAGCGTCTGCGCCGCGACACTAGCCACGCACTCGGCTCGCAAGTCCGCACGCTCCGGCAGGCTAGGCGTTACGACGACGATTCGGTGGTTAGGTCCCACACGACCTCCGCAGGTTCATCACGATCAATAGCGGCTTAGGCAATGGTGGCCCAACGCTTCCGCATCTCCTCGCGCTTCTCCAATAATTCGCCCCACCGTTCCCACACGTCGCCGCCTAGCAGCGTCGCGTCATACACGGCGGGTAGTGACTCGTCACGATGCTGATTCGATCCGAGGAGACGAGCCGGTGCGCCCGCAACCTTCGCGAACGGCATGACATCCTTCACGACGCTCGAGTTGAAGCCAACCATCGCGCGCTCGCCAATGATCGTCCACGGATGCGTGACGACGCCCTGCCCAAACGTCGCCTCATCATCAATGATCGTGAAGCCTCCGAGAATAGAGAAACTGCCTAGAGTTGCACCATCGCCGATATGCGAGTCGTGCGCGATATGCGCGCCAGCCATCAGCAGGACATCCTCACCTATCATTGTTTCGCACGTCAGGCCCTGATGGATCTGCACGAATTCTCGTACACATGCACGATTTTTGATACATACGCCGACGGCTCGGCGTGGAGAATCAAGGCTACACGGGTACGAGCCGCGATGCTGCGCCGGCCCACCGACGACAGCGTAAGGCCCGATATACACGTCATCACCGATCGATAGGGGACCGGTCAGGATCGCCGTCTCGAAGATCTCACAATTCGCGCCGATCAGTACCGGCCCATCCGTCTCGTCAATAATCATCGCTGCGCCTCCAAGATTTGCTCAACCATCACGAGCACGCCGCGCGCTACGACGCGATTATCGTCGCCGCGATGATTGACCACATTGACCATATTGTTCAGTCTTCGCTGAACAGGCGTGCACGGAATCTTCTCATCGTCATACCACGCCTGCATGATCTCGGCCGAGTTCGATTCGACAACGTCTGCGAGCTGATCCCACACCAGATGCAACCCGGCGCCGGCAAGATATACGCTGCGTTCCTGCTCGGTGCTCGTCGTGCTCGCCTCTAGGATCGCCTCACACTCGCCCGACACGAACCGCGCTACCACTTCCGTCTCACTCACGCGCGCATACTCGAGGAGCCACTCGCGATCCGGATTGAGACTAACTAGGAGTGACAGGTCATGGACGAGCATGTCAAGGACGATTGGCGCGCCCGTCCGATTACCAATCGCGGAGCGGACGCTATGAAACTTCTCGACGCCTCCGAGGCGGTGCTGCTCGTGCAGGATCGTATTCCACGTAGCGTGCATCAGCATCGTATAGTCGACGGTGACGCTCCGCTGCGCGTAATCCGCGACGCGGAGGACGCGATCAAACGCGGCAAGCGAATCGACGCCAGGCTTCGCCATCATCACGTGCGCATAGCCTTGCAGGGCGCGCATCGCTGGCACTTCCATCGAACCGATCGGCGCGGCGATGACAACTAGCTGGGGATGCGTTGCCTGCATCGCATCTTCGAGCGACGAGTAGGCGTGCAGATTATTTGCGCGCGCGTCTAGGATCACACTCTGATTCGCGTCCTGCACGCCGGCGAGGAAGAACGTCGGGTGCTGCGTCAGATTCTCGGCAAGGATGCGACCCCAATACCCGTACCCGACCAGGAGCGTCTGGATCATTCGATGATCTCCCACGCATTCCGAACGCGCGTCGTAAGGCTCCACTCGTGCGACTGTGGCAAGCCGTCCGCGTTCAGGTTCGCCCACCGATAATCGTAGAACGCTTGATTGGTGGCGAACGTCTTCGCGTTCCGTGTCGCGTAGTGCGGGTTCCGAGCTAGCGTCGACGAGTTCTCATGCATCACATTGGCATCCGAATGCAGGATCTCCATGCCGACGATATGCGCGCGCCGCTCATAATCGTTGTCCTCGAAGTAGGCGGGGTGGAAGCGTTCACAGAACAGGCCGACACGGCGCACCACTTCGGACCCGATCCACGCGCAACACCACGGCGGCGCCCCCGCCAGCACGATCCGATCAAACGACAACGAGTCCGCATACTCGGCAGACAACCCGTCCGGGAACCACGCATCCGAGTTCAGCAGGAGCCAACCATCCTCGAATGGTGTCGCCTTGATGCCGAGGTTCCACGACGCGGCGACGCTGAGTGCCGTCGGCATCCGCCACACATACACGTCCGCGCCACTAATCCACTCAGTTACCGCGTCCCGGTCGAGCGCGTCACCATTGTCGACGATGATGATCCGGCTGGCGTAACCGTCCAGGCTACGGATGCAACGCTCGAGGAGGTCGTGCGCGCCGAGGACGGGAATGATTACCGTCGGCTTCACGGGCGCCACGTCGCGAGACGTTCCATCGTCGGCCGCCAATGCTCCTCATACACGACGTCGGCATCGTAAGCCGCAGCAAACTTGATGGCCTTCTCACTCTTGCCACGCTTGCGCTCGTACGCTTCGCGCAGACTTGACACGATCTGCGACACGTTTGGCGTGAAGAACCACGAATGCTGGTTCGGGTCCCACAATGGCTGGCCGTCGACGAGCCACCCATCTCCACACAATTCTGTCTGCGCGGTCCAGTCCGAAACGATGACGGGCGTTCCGCACGCCTGCGCTTCGATTACAGGCACGCCGAAGCCTTCGCCTGCACTGGTGGCTAGGAGAACGTCCGCGTCCGTGTAGAGCGCCGCTAGGGCGTGCTGTGGGA